CTCTCTTACCTCTCTAACTTGTCTGTCTAAGTCGTCATCATCAAAAGAACCATTATAGCAAAATACATAACAAATGTCAAATGGACTTAGCTTGTATGCAAAAGAAAATAAATGGCAATACTAGGCTGCAAAACACGCCTATGCTGTGCGTATCGCATGCGATACAGAGGTAAAAAAAAGTCCTTTAAAAACAAGCGTGTACCTTTTTGGTTTTTGGGGAATACTAGGCATATCAACAAGTTAGAGAGGGGCTACAGGCAAAAGGTTACAAAGGTTACAAAAAGGGCAAAAAAAGTCCTTTAAAAACAAGCGTGTACCTTTTGTACCTTTTGTACCCTATTTTTGGAAAGGCTTCTGAGTTTAGGGGGATCTTACTTTCCCCTAAATGTTTATATAAGTAAATCTATAGAGTATAGAAGCTATTATGTGTGTTTCTAAAAAGGTACAAAAAGTACACTTTATTATTATTATTTATTATTCATTATATATATCAAAAAATTTATCTAAAACAGTAATACTAAAATAAAAAACAACTACACGACAATACAAAACGCGCCTTGTGACATTTGCAGCTACTGTGAAAAGGTACAAAAGGTACAAAAGGTACATAGGTGCATCTTGTATCGCATGCGATACAAAGCTACGCAAAAGCTACGCAAAGGCTACGCAAAGGTTGTGCGTGGGGTGAGGCGGCACGCAGGGGGGGAACTGGTTTCACCGCTTTGTATAGCATGCGATACAAATCGTTTCGGGCAGCACGCTATGTGGTGATTAAGTTTGTGTGGGTATATCTAGGCGGCACGCAGGACGGGAACTGGTTTCTTTTTTTGGGTACAAAAAAAGGGGTACCTTTCGGTACCCCTTGTCCTCAACAGCGTTGGTCTTACTTAGGCTGCTTGTTTAATTCCTTTAAAAAAGCATTGCCTGTTTTAGTGATATTCGCGGCATTAAAATAACTTTCCGCGTGTTTCACTGCGCTGAGAAACGCTTCCATCTGTTTGGCCAATTCTTTGACCGGCGAATCCTCGGTCTCGGTTTTAGCTGCGCTATCCTTAGCGCTCTCTTTTCTAGCCTTTGAAGCCTTCTCTGCTTCAGCCTTGGCTTTTTCTGGGTTATTCTTAACCCATCTGCTCTTTAGCGCTCGCTTGTAGTCGCCTACTCTCGCGCTGATTTTCTTTCCTAGAGCATCCTTTTCTGCCTGTTTCGCTTTTGAGTCAATATCACTCGCTGGCGTGTTTAGCAGTTTCCGCTGCGCTGTTGTCAGCGTTTGAATCACTACGTCCTTGATTGCTTCCCGCAAATTAGATCCCGCGTAGATCATCGTATGGTCAGCATTGTCAGCAAAAAGCGCGTCATACGCTGCTCTGTTATCTGTCTCTGCTTTCCCGTTCGAGCGCTCCGCTGTAAGCATTAGCGCCCGGGTTCCAGCCGTCACCTCGAAGGTATCGACTACTACGTCCCTAGTGGGCGTAGATTCTATCAGACTAATTGAAGGCATAAGCCTCCTCCTCTTAAAAAATATAATTTCATGTTGATATTTCCTTAGTCTGTTGAGGACGCTTATTAAGGTACTAAAATCGAATAGTATTGTCAAGTGTTTTGGTATCTAGTTGATTTATATAGAGTTTTTTTCAGTGTTTTTTAGTGTTTTGTATCGCACGCGATATAACTAGCTATGCCTTAGTGCATTGCATTTTGTGCTATTTACGCTACGCAAATCGGGAAACGTGGCCGATTAATTTGTTTGTTGAGAGGCTTAGGCAGCACGCAGTTCGAGAACTGGTATCAAGTGGGGGACTTGCGTCCCCCGGTTGGTTTATGAAAACTCGCGCTTACCTTCAAAGAACTCGGTCATCGCTCGGTGCGGGTAGTATCCGTCGATACCCATAGTCAACATTGCGATAGTGACTGCTTGAGCGATTCGATCTTCTGAACAGCGGTAGCGATGCCACTCCAGCTTGTTCTTCTGCTTGTCACCTAAGTAACCGCAGGTGACTTCCCAAGCTTCCTCTACCTTCTGTTCCTCCGTACCCTCGAACTCATAATGCTGTTTTCTGCTCAGGGTATTTTCTCTGATAATTCGTTTCATGTTTTCACCTCTATGGTTAGTTTCTTATCAACTCTGTTCTCCGTGTCGATGGTTGTATAGTCTCATACTTCTGCATTTTAATCAAGTACTTTATAGTCTAATTAATTCTTTTAGATAACCATCGTTTAAGTGTGCAGGCAGCACGCAGCACGGGAACTGGTGTCAACCCCCTTGCGGGGGTGACTATGGATTATAGTGCGAGTAATACTCTGACTATCCATACTACTAAACCAAATACTATAAAGCCTCCTGTTATAAATGCTGTATAGAAAAGAGCTTCTGATAGTCGTGCGATAAATAACTCTTTGCGTCTTTCGCTTCTGCGTCGTGCTCGTTTTACATTATAGCTGTTCATTTTCTTATCCTAGTTAATGAGCACGTCCTTGTGCTCGGTTGGTTTATTTAAAGATTTTGGCTATTTTCGTTTTAGTAGCTACGAAAGCCATCCTGATTGCGCGTATTGACCATGACGGTTGTTCATCAACCCACTCATATAAGTTATTTGGATCATGGATGTTTAAGCTATCCAATGGGTTGTATGCAGACCCTTTATATACTTCTCCTACTACCCAGTTATTTCTTTTTATCTTGTTCATAATAATCTCCTTAGTTATAGGCACATCCGTGTGCCTGATTGATTTATTTCTTTTCACCTCTCACTACAATTACCTTACGGTTGTTCCAAAAACGTAGCTGTAATCTGGTGTTGCTATCGAAATCCCTTATTGAGCAGTACTGTCCGGTGAATGCTATTTTGAAATCTTTTCCGGCGTACCAATCGGCCTTTGCTTCTCTTTCAAAACGGTATTCTCTACCGTACGCTGGGACTATTGTTGGGTTGCTAAACATATCGTTCTCCTAGTTAATGAGCGCGTCCTTGCGCTTGGTTGATTTAGTGTCCTTCGTTGTGGATTGATTTAAATCGGTCTTGTTCATCACACCAGTACATTTCACATTTGTGCATGACTATGTTAAATGCTCTGCTATATTTAGTGCACAACTCCATGTCGTTCTCGGAGACGACTGCGTTTAGCAATGCGTCTAATGCTTCTTCTACTGTCATGTCCTTCTTCATGTTTTCACCTTTATGTTTAATCTCTTATCAACTCTGTTCTCCTTGTCGATGGTTGTATAGTCTCATAGTTTTATAGTTATGTCAAGTAGTTTTAACTCTGATTAAGTCTTTTATATAGTTTATCTTGCCAGTGGTGCTTTTTATGGGAATGCGCGATGCGCGACCCGTACCGGTGGGGTATACCCACTTGGGTGAGAAAAGGTGCGTATGCGTACAGGTAATATTATTCCGCTCAAATGAATCTCAATTTCCCTCAGTTACCCCCACCCCCTTTTTTAGTAAACCTTGCATAACTACACCCCACCCCCTTAAAATACAAAATACCCCCCTTCATGGAACCGTTGATGTCAGAAATCGTAATTCCGCTTGAGTTGCCCCCCACGCTTAACTATTCCGAGTTACGTGAGTTTGCAGAGACGGCCTGCCGTAATGCGACACTACTTGAAAAGCACGACATAGCGCTGGAGATGGGAGCCGAAGAAGAAACAAAGGTACCCAAAAAACGCGCTCAATCTACTACAGCCTCTCTGCTTGAAGCCTATGACATACTGGAAGAATACGGAGGGTCGCTAAATACCACGCCAGAAGAGCTGCATAATGCAGTGGTAAATCTGCTTTTGCTGGAAACCCAGAATCCAGACCCGCGTCAACGGCTCCAAGCCATTGTGCATCTGGGTAAAGTCACCGAAGTAGGGACGTTTTCAGAGAAAAAGGAAGTAACTATTACCCACCAAAATGCGGCTGACCTAAAACACAAACTAAAAGAACAACTGCTGGAGCTAAAGCAGAACCTTGACGGTGTTTATGAGGTTAAGAAATGAATGCTGTAGTAGAAGTCGTGCCAAGGTTGGACGATCTTACGTCTGAAGATATTGATCTTCTGCTACGCAACCTAGACGCTGGTTCCTATACAGCCCAAGAACAGGAAAGGCTGTCTAGCACTCTAGCAGAATACCAGCGGAACCTGTATATCGAAGCCTGTAAAGCTGATTTGATTGCGTTTTGTTGCGCTATGCAACCGGATTACAAGGTGGGTAGGCATCATCGCATACTGGCAGACCTCCTGATGGAGATAGAAAAGGGCCGCAGTAGTGCTGCAACGGGGAAAGACAGGATTTGTGTCAATATGCCTCCACGCCACGGCAAGTCCCAGTTAGTCTCTATCTATTTTCCGGCGTGGTTTTTAGGCAGGAATCCCGATAAGAAAGTACTTATGGTGTCGCACACTACTGATTTGGCTGTGGATTTTGGCAGGAAGGTGCGAAATTTGATTTCAAGTCCTGAATATCAGGAGATATTTCCAGATACGAGCCTTGCTATAGACAGTAAGTCCGCAGGAAGGTGGAATACGAGTCGGGGAGGGGAATATTTTGCCTGTGGTGTTGGTTCAGCACTGGCCGGACGGGGTGCCCACCTGCTTTTGGTTGATGATCCGCACAACGAACAGGACATAATTAACGGAAATCTGGATGTTTTCGACAAGGCGTATGAATGGTTTACGTTTGGTGCACGAACACGCCTTATGCCGGGGGGTAGGGTAGCTATTATTCAGACCAGATGGCATCTGGACGACCTGACAGGCCGTGTTACCCGCGATATGGCACAAAATACCTTGGCAGATAAGTATGAAATAGTGGAATTTCCTGCAATATTGGACACTCCTGACCCCAAAAAAGCCAATAAAACCGTAGAAAAGCCACTTTGGCCCGAATTTTTCGATTTGGAGGCTCTTTATCGCACAAAAGCGTCAATGCCGCTGTTTCAATGGAACGCACAGTACCAGCAGACCCCTACAGCAGAAGAAGCAGCCATTGTAAAACGGGAATGGTGGAACGAATGGGTAGAGGAAAACCCTCCTACCTGTGAATATTTGATAATGACGCTGGATGCAGCGGCAGAAAAGAATAACAGAGCGGATTATACGGCCCTTACGACATGGGGCGTGTTTTTCAATGAAGAAGTGGATAGATATGAGATAATTTTGCTAAATTCCATCAAAAAACGCCTTGAATTTCCTGAACTTAAGGAATTGGCATACGGGGAATATGAAGAATGGGAACCGGATGCGTTTATTGTGGAGAAGAAAAGTAGCGGCACGCCGCTATATCAGGAAATGCGTAGAATGGGTTTGGTGGTACAGGAGTATACCCCTCATAGGGGAACGGGTGATAAGATAGCCCGTCTTAATTCTGTAGCAGATATAATAAAATCAGGTCTGGCATGGGTACCTCAAACACGTTGGGCTGAAGAAGTGGTAGAAGAGATTGCCGGGTTTCCTTTTATGTCAAATGATGACTTGGTGGATTCGACAGTAATGGCGCTTATGCGCTTCAGGCAGGGCGGTTTTATACGGCTACCTACAGATGAGCCGGATGAGGTTCAATACTTTAAGCAGCGTAAAGGCGGGTACTACTAATGGCTATTGAAAGAAGTTTGTATACATCCCCGGAAGGGATAGAGGTTGTTGAAGAAGAACAAAGTATGGAAATTGGCATCCTTAACCCTGATATGGTTACGATGGATGACGGCAGTGTAGAGATAACCCTTGTTCCTGAAGAGGGGCTTGAAGAAGCAGCCGGAGCACCTTTTGATGCTAATCTGGCTGAATACCTTGAGGACAATGAGCTTACCGAAATTTCCTCAGAACTTCTGGGACATTTTGAAGCAGACGTTAGCAGCCGTAAGGACTGGGCTGAAACTTTTGTTAAAGGGCTGGATGTACTGGGGTTTAAATACGAGGAACGTGTAGAACCGTGGGAAGATGCCTGCGGCGTATATTCTAATGTTTTAGCAGAAGCAGCTATTCGTTTCCAAGCGGAAGCGATGAGTGAGACTTTCCCGTCTGCTGGCCCTGTTAAGACCAAGATACTTGGAGAAATAACCAAAGATAAGGAGGATGCTGCCCTCCGAGTTCGTACTGATATGAACTATGAATTAACGGATGTCATGGTTGAGTACAGGCCAGAACACGAACGGTTACTCTATAGTCTTGGCTTGGCAGGGTCAGCTTTTAAAAAGGTATATTTTGACCCCAATATTGGCCGACAGGTCGCTATCTATATCCCCGCTGAAGACGTTGTTGTGCCCTATGGCGCGTCTAATCTGGAGACAGCAGAACGTGTTACCCACGTAATGCGTAAGACAAAGAATGAGCTGATAAAACTACAGGCCGGTGGGTTCTACCGTGAGGTGGAGTTGGGCGACCCTATGTCTTTTCATACAGATATAGAGGAAGCAAAAGCTAAGGAAGGTGGGTATACCCTCAATGCAGACGACCGGTACACAGTTCTGGAAGTCCATGCTGACCTCATCATTGACAATATTGACGGGGAAAAGGATACAGAGGAGCTTCAGATAGCAAAACCTTACGTAGTTACGATAGATCAGGGTACCGGTACAGTCCTTGCCATTCGTCGTAATTGGGATAGTGACGATCCTTTGACACTAAAGCGTCAACATTTTGTTCATTATTCCTATGTACCGGGTTTTGGATTCTATGGCCTTGGTTTAATTCACATTATTGGTGGATATGCACGCGCTGGAACTTCTCTTATACGCCAATTAGTTGACGCAGGTACGTTAAGTAACTTACCGGGGGGGCTAAAAAGCAGAGGACTACGGGTTAAAGGGGATGATACCCCTATTGGTCCCGGCGAGTTCCGTGATGTAGATGTACCAAGCGGTAGTATTAAAGAGAACATAATGACGCTTCCGTACAAGGAGCCGTCCCAAACACTTCTTGCTCTGCTGAAGCAAATCACTGAAGAAGGCCGCAGATTAGGGGCTATCAGCGATATGAACATTTCTGACATGAGTGCGAATGCACCGGTCGGAACTACATTGGCCTTGTTGGAACGTACCCTTAAGCCAATGGCAGCAGTACAGGCGCGTGTCCACTACGCAATGAAGCAGGAATTTAAACTGTTGCGTGCCATCATTGCTGAGTATGCACCGGAAGAATATATGTACACACCTGATCGTGCAGAACCACGAGCGCGTCAGGCAGACTATGCGATGGTTGAGGTCATTCCGGTTAGTGATCCTAACAGCAGTACGATGGCCCAGCGGGTGGTGCAATACCAGACTGTGATTCAGATGGCACAGGCTACGCCCCAGATATACGATTTGCCACAGTTGCACCGACAGATGATAGAGGTATTAGGCATCAAAAATGCAGATAAACTTGTGCCTACAGCAGATGATATTGATCCTACTGATCCGGTAAGTGAAAACATGGATGTACTGATAGGCAAGCCTGTTAAAGCTTTTATCTTCCAAGACCATGATGCGCACCTTGCTACGCATCAGGCGTTTTTACAAGACCCGCAGATTGCAGCTTTTATAGGACAAAATCCTGCTGCACAGCAAGTAGTTGCGGCACTTCAGGCACATATTGCGGAACATATAGGTTTTAGCTATAGAAATCAGATAGCAGCCAAACTAGGCGTACAACTACCGTCACCAAATGAGGAGTTACCAGAAGAAGTAGAGAAACTTCTTTCTCAAAGTATGGCGCAAGCGGCACAACAAATTACCCAACAGAAACAGCAACAAGCGGCACAACAACAAGCGCAACAACAGGCGCAAGATCCTGTATTCCAGATGAAACAAGCAGAGCTACAGTTAAAACAAGTAGAACAACAACGTAAAGCTGCTAAAGACGCTATGGACGGAGCGCTAGATCAAGAACGTTTAGATTTGGATAGAGAGAAAGCTGTTGCTACTACAACATTGGAAGCTAATCGTATCGCCGCGCAAAACCAAGCTGCGGAAGCTAAAAACGATATTGATGAAGCTAAGACTATGATTGACATGGCAAAAGCAGCAGTAGAACGCGAAAAGACTAAAGCGGAAGCACATAAAGCTGCGTCTGAAGCCTATCGTGACGATAGAGAGGATAGATAATGGATGAGGGAATTTTATTAGCTGACGGATTTGATAAATGTTTAATTGGTTTCGGAAGGCGTTGTGGAAAACCTGACATTGCTGTGTACGATCAAGAAAAATGCATTGACTTTTTGGTGGAAAGGGACGGCATGACACATGGCGAAGCTATTGAATTTTTTGAGTTTAATGTAGTTGGGTCTTGGGTTGGCGAAGAGACCCCGATCTTTGTAGACCTTAGAGAAGAGGATAAGTAATGGTCCAAACTGTCTTTGAAGTATTGGATAAAAAGCTGTTTGAGCTACAAGCGCAGCAGGAAGAATTTCTTAGTGGGGGTAGTGCTCAAGACTACGCTGAGTATAAGGAATCGTGTGGGGTGATACGGGGTCTAGCCGCTGCACGCAGAGAAATCGAAGACCTTTCGCGTAATTATATGGAAGATGAAGATGACTGAAGAAGCAGTTGAATTAACCCCGCTTGAGGAAAAGCGGCGCAGAAAGATAGAAGAACAGGAAAAAGCAGAAGTAGTATTGGAGGACCAAATTCCCCAACCGGTTGGATACCGTGTACTTATTGCTTTACCTAGCATAGAAGACACCTTTGAAGGAGGGATCGCTAAAGCGGCCACAACCATACGAGAAGAATATATTTTATCTATGGTGGGATTAGTGGTTGATATGGGCGCTCAAGCTTATAAAGACAAAGAGCGATTCCCTACTGGAGCATGGTGTAAACAAGGTGATTATGTGATGTTCCGTGCTAATACAGGCACGCGGTTTAAAGTTGGCAACGTTGAGTATCGGTTAATGAACGATGACTCAATCGAAGCTGTTATTAATGATCCGAGTAAACTTACTCGTGCGTGAGGACTAAAGTATGGCAATGCAACAAGTAGAATATGAGTTTCCCGATCCTGAGAAGGAGAAAAATTTACAGGAAGTAGATGTTCCAGAAAAAGAACCAGAAGCCCCTGAACTTGAAATAGAAGAAGCAGTTGGGCGTAAAACAATAGAAAAACCTAAAAAAGACCCTGCTGAAGTAAAAGTAGTAGATACTAATGAACAAATACAGGCAGGAGAACTGGAAATAGAAGTAGAGGATGACACGCCTAAAGCTGACAGGGGGCGTACACCTTCTGAACCTCCAGAAGAAGTAACTAATGAAGAATTAGAAAACTATTCTGAAAAGGTTAAAAAACGCATTCAACACTTCAGTAAGGGGTACCATGATGAGCGTAGGGCTAAAGAAGAAGCGTTGCGTGAACGCGAAGCGATGGAGCAGTATGCTAAAAGGCTTGTTGATGAAAACAAGCAACTCCAAACCAAGTCTTACCAAAACCATAATGCGCTAATTGAGTCTGCTAAAAAGCAAGTCCAGTCTGAATTAGAGCAAGCAAAACAAAAATATAGAGTTGCTTATGAATCTGGAGAACCTGAAGCTGTATTAGAAGCACAAACACTTTTAAATACAGCACAAATACGGATGGAGAAGGTACAGGGATTGAAGCCTAAGACCAATGAGTCTTTACAATCTCAACAAAATGCTGTTCAATCACAACAACTTGCAACACAACAGCCACAACCGCAACCGCAACGGGACACAAAGGCCGAAGCTTGGCGAGATAAAAATCCTTGGTTTGGGTCCGATGATGAAATGACTGCGTTTGCTTTAGGCTTGCATAACAAGTTGACGAAAGAGGGCGCAAACCCTCAATCAGATGAATACTACGAGAAGATCAATTCTCGTATGCGAGAAGTGTTCCCCGCTCAGTTTGATGACGGGATAGACGATAGGCCAGAGGAGGCTTCCAAGAAAAAATCTAGTAATGTGGTTGCACCCGCTACGCGGAGCACAGCGCCTAAAAAGGTGAAACTAAAACAATCACAGATTGCTATAGCGAAAAAACTTGGGGTTCCATTGGAAAAATACGCCGAACAGGTTGCTGATTTAGCGAGGAAACAGAATGGCTAAGAATGAACTAAAAACAAAATCGCGTGAGAGTGAAACTAGAGAAAAAACAAGCCGCAAACAGGCGTGGAAAAGGCCAGAAGTATTACCTAATCCTACACCAGAAGATGGTTATGTTTATCGCTGGATTCGTATTAGTACGCGAGGTGTTTCTGATGCCACTAATGTTTCCTCTAAGTTACGTGAAGGTTGGGAGCCTGTAAGGGCTGATGTTCACCCAGAGGTATTTACTGATGCTGTGGTTGATAGCAGATTTAAGGATAATATCGTTATAGGTGGACTAATGCTTTGTAAAGCCCCAGAAGAGATGGTCGCAGAGCGCAATGAGTATTACCAGCGGCAAACCGCTGCCCAAATGCAATCTGTAGACAATAACTTAATGCGTGAAAGTGACCCACGTATGCCTATATTTAATGATAGGAAATCGTCGGTAACTTTCGGTAAAGGATAACTAGGAGTCTATCATGGCATCTTCTGCTACACCTTACGGGCTAAAACCCGTAAATCTGATCGGAGGACAGCCCTATGCAGGGTCTACTCGACAGATTAAGATAGCGTCCGGTTATGGTACCAACATCTTTAATGGGTCTGTTGTATCCATTGTTGCTGGTGGTACGATTGAAATCGTGACGACAAATGGGGATAACTCAACAGGGTTTCCCGCAGGTACCATCGGCATTTTTGTTGGCTGCCGATATACCGACCCCAGTACCAGTCAGTTGACGTTTAATCAATACTGGCCTACTGGAACTGTAGCGTCTGACGCAATGGCTTACATTGTTGATGATCCTGATGTAGTTTTTCAGATACAGGCTGATGGCGCTGTGACTCAAGCTGATTTGGGTCAAAACACTCACTTGGCGGCTGTACAATCCACTAGCACAGGAAGCACCACTACCGGTAATTCCACTAGCGCCGCTACTTCTACCACTAATACTACTTCTGGTTGGGCATTCCGTATCGTTGACTTTGTTGACGCTCCGGGTTCGTCCATTGGTGATGCGTATACTGATCTGCTGGTTAAATTTAACCCAGATTCGCATTCGTATCTCAATAAGACCGGTATATAAGGAGACTTGAGATATGGCTATTTCACGAGCACAACTCCTCAAGGAACTTTTACCGGGTCTAAATGCCCTGTTCGGCCTTGAGTATGCAAAATATGGTGAGGAAGCCGCAGAAATCTTTGAGACAGAGAGTTCTGACCGTTCCTTTGAAGAAGAAACCAAGTTATCAGGCTTCGGTGCCGCCCCAGTTAAAAACGAAGGCGCTGCTATTGCGTATGATAACGCCCAAGAAGCGTGGACTGCCCGATATAACCACGAGACAATTTCGATGGGATTCTCAGTAACCGAAGAGGCTATTGAAGATAACCTGTATGATTCCTTGTCTGCTCGTTATACCAAGGCACTTGCACGCGCTATGGCTTATACCAAACAAGTCAAAGGTGCAGCTATATTGAACAATGCGTTCGATAGCGATTATACCTATGGCGATGGTAAAGAGCTTTGTGCTACTGACCACCCTCTGGTGTCCGGTGGTACTAACTCTAATGAGCCTTCAACGGCTGCTGATTTGAATGAGACTTCTTTGGAAGCCGCTGTTATTCAAGTCGCTGGTTGGACTGATGAGCGTGGTTTACTGATTGCAGCTAAACCCCGTAAGTTAGTTGTTCCCGCTGACCTTCAGTTTGTAGCAACTAGATTGCTGGATTCTGAGTTACGGGTAAACACCGCTGATAACGACATCAACGCACTTCGCAATAATGGTTCAATCCCAGAAGGTTACACAGTTAACCATTATCTGACTGATACCAATGCGTGGTTCATGTTGACTGACGTTCCAAATGGTCTTAAGCACTTTGTGCGTACCCCAATGCAAACCTCTATGGATGCTGATTTTGATACTGGCAATAGCCGGTATAAAGCCCGTGAGCGTTATAGTTTTGGTGTATCTGACCCATTGGGTATCTTCGGTTCACCCGGAGCCAGCTAACGCTGAATTGGAAAGGGGGCACTTGTTGCCCCTTTTTCTTTGCTATACTATTAAACCATCCTGACTGCGCTCCATTGGGGAGGCGGCAGACACTAGCCACGACAGGAGAAACATATGGCTACTCATCACAACACGCCCGTGCTGTACAGTGGATATGCGTCCGGTTACAAGGATTTATTATCCCAACCTATTGCGTTAAACCCCGATTATTTTACTTACGTTGACGATTTTCTTGGCATAGCGATTGATACCACTAATGACTGGACTGTTGTTAAAGACAGCGGTGCAACTGTTGCTATTGTTGCAGATACAGTTGGCGGCGAGCTAGGGTTAACTTCTGCTGGTACTACTGATAATGACGGAGCTTCTATCCAGAAGAACGAAACTTTTTCAGTAGACGCTAATAAAAATCTTTTCTTCCAGACTAGAATAAAGTGCAACGACGCTGACCAAACTGACATTTGTGTCGGTTTTACGGTTAATTTTGCAACTAACCCAGAAGCAATGCTAACTGCGGCAGACCGTATTGTATTTCAAGTAGATGATGGAGATGCTTCTATTCTGTGTAAAACAGAAAAAGATGGTACTGAAACTTCTACTGATTCCGGTATTGATCTAGCTGATGATACTTACGTCAAGTTAGGTATTGCTGTAGCAGGTACAGGAAGCGCTAAGTTCTATATTAATGATCTATTAGTCGCTACCCATTCCGCTAATATCCCTGATGATGAGAATCTTACCATCGCTGCAATGAGTGTATCCGGCAGTGCGTCTGGTACTCGTCTAACCACACTTGATTACATGATGGCTTCACAAACACGGGATTAATAGGGGGTAGCTATGGCTACGGCTAAGAAAAAGGTACCCGCTAAGAAAAAAGCGGCACCTAAAAAAGCTGCAAAAAGTAGTTTTGTGCCCGGTACTGCCGAGCATAAGGCTGCGGTTTTGCGGGGTGATATTAAGGAGTAGAGCATGTCTAAAGGTGATATTTTCGCTATAACTCCGTCTACCAGTGCTACGTTGTTAAAAGCAGCGGGTTCTATTAGTGGGTCAGGAGATATAACACTGCTTACTAATGATGTTAGTCCTTCAGGTACGGGCTACAAGCTTTTGTTTACTTCAGCCGGTAATGACAGCGGTAGGACTTTTACTATTACGGGTATTAAAGTTGGTAGTTTAACTGGTGAATCCACTACAGAAACTGTTACTGGCGCTAATGCTGGTACAGCTTCTTCTACCAATTTTTATACTTTAGTGACCAATATTTCTATTGATGGCGCATCTGCTGGAAATGTAAGTATTGGTACTACTGGTTCTTTAGCTTTTGGTCGTACAAGAATCAAGAGTGTTTACTATGTAGGCGCAGGTTCTGCGGGGTCGTTAAAGTTTAATCTCAATAGCGCTAGTGGCACTTTGCTTTTACAGGTTGATACTCCTGCATCATCTGCTTCTTTTTCTGACAGTGTAACTATACCTGATGAGGGTATTCTTACTCAGCGAAGTAATAGTAAGAGTGATTTTACAGTGTTGACTTTAAGTAATATTACTAATGTAACTATATTCTGTGGGTAGCTATGCCTAGTAAGTCTAGGAAACAACATAAGTTTATGCAGGCTGTGGCTAATAATCCTAAGTTTGCTAAACAAGCTGGAGTACCGCAGAGTGTTGGCGAGGAATATGTAAAGGCTGATAAGGGCCGAAATTTTGTACGAGGAGGAAATGTTATGCCAATGGGCAAAGGTACATACGGATCAAAAGTTGGAAGACCACCAGTTAAAAAATATAGTGGAGGTGACAAAGTTAGTAGAAGAAGAGATGAACGTGATGAAGAAGCGCGTGTAATTAGTGAACAGGATGACCATATAGATGAACTTCGGCGTATAAAAGGCGACCGTGGAAGAAACAGAGAGGAACAAAGGCGGCGTGTAGAAGGGGATGTACGCGACGAAGAAGCTGAGATGCACCGTCTGAGAGATAAAGCTGTAAGGATGGGCATGAGGAAAGGCGGTAAAGTCCAAACCAAAAAGGATAGAAGTGACGAAAGTAAAGGCTCTAAAAAACCTCGTGGGTGGGGAATAGCCCGTAAGGGATGGGCTGGGCGTTACTAAATGGCTACTTCGGGTACTGCTACATTCAACATGGACTTCACGGAAATCGCTGAAGAAGCGTGGGAACGTGCTGGCCGTGAAATGCGTTCGGGATATGATCTGCGAACAGCTCGTAGGTCTATGAATTTACTGACTATCGAGTGGCAGAACCGTGGTATCAATATGTGGACGATTGATGATGGAACCGTCAGTCTGGTGCAGAGTACGGCTACATATACTCTTCCAGCGGATACGATTGATCTTTTAGAACAGGTTATCCGTACAGATGCGGGGGATACTTCCAAGCAATCTGACCTTAATTTGTCGCGTATTAGTGTTTCTACCTATTCAAGTATTCCTAATAAGCTAAGTGAAGGTCGCCCTATACAGGTCTATGTTGATCGTGGACAAGCTACTCCGTCAGTAACTGTGTGGCCTGTTCCTGATAAGTCCAGCACTTACGTTCTTAAATATTGGCGTATGCGGCGTATAGAAGATGCAGGTACAGGAATTAATACGGCGGATGTTAACTTTAGGTTTTTACCTCCTTTAGTTGCAGGATTAGCTTATTACGTTGCTATGAAAGACCCGGAACTTGCAGATAGAATTCCTATGCTAAAAGCTGCGTATGAAGAATCTTTTGAACTGGCGGCTGGAGAGGACAGAGAAAAA